AAACATGTAAATGGGGTTAATCCAGTTGTATATATAAAAGAACATATACTAAAAGGTGATAAGTCAGATGGCATTCCAAATGTATTATCACCAGACCATACTTTTACAGATGGTTTAAGGCAAAGACCTTTAACTATTAAAAAGATGAATAGTATATTAACTCAAGACATTGATGATTTAAATGATGAGTTGAAAAGAAATTTTCAAAGGAATGATGCTTTAATTAATTTGGATAATATTCCAGAGGAATTAGAACAATGTATTCTAGATGATTTCAAAGGTGCCACTTGTGGCGATAGAAGTAAATTATTAAATTACTTTATGGACAAAAAACTGAAAAGTTTAACTGAACAAATTGGAGAATTTTAAAATGACAAATGGCGTAACATTATTATTTTCAGAAGTACTTGATAAAGTACACAAAGCAAAAACAAAATCAGAAAAGGTTGCAATACTTATAGTGAACGATTCAAGTTCACTAAGAATGGTATTGAAAGCATCTTTTGACCCAAAAATAGAATGGGTGATACCAACAGGTGAAGTACCATATACAAAAAATGAAGCTCCTATGGGAACAGAACATACTGTTCTTCAAAGTGAAGCAAGAAAGTTATGGCATTTTGTAAAAGGTGCAGACAATGACACATCACAGGCACAAAAAGAAAACATGTTTATTCAAATGTGTGAAGGTCTTCATGAAAGTGAAGCACAATTATTGTGTGATGCAAAAGATAAAAAATTACATCAAGTATATAAAGGTTTATCGAAAGATGTAGTAAGAGAGGCTTTTAAATGGGATGAAAATTTCATGCAAGAAGAAGCACCAAAATATCCACAAGCACCTGGCAGTGCATCTGGTATATAAAGTTCTTGACAAATATTGTTAAACCTGTTACAATGGTTTAAATGATGAGGATAGTAAAAAAATTCCAGTTCATGTCGACTCACTCTCTCTCGACCTCATCATAGAGTCGATATGAACACCATAGGTTATGTATTATGAGTAGAGCAATCAAAAAGATACCCTACAAATTTGTTCATGTATATTGGATTGATATCACATCAGATTCATCATGGCAAAGTATAGAAGATGTAAAAGAAAGTAAATTACCTAGATGTTTAAGTACAGGTTTTTTAATTAGTGAAGATGATGATGATATTGTTAGAATCGTTTCAGATTTTAATTTTAAAGAAGATGGCACGATTGATGACTGTGGTAATTCTACAATCATACCAAAATGTGTTGTTCAAGAAATTAAAGAAGTCAAATGAATTTTTACATCCCAGAAATTGTTGTATACATGATTGCTACTATATCAATGATATTAGCATTAATTGATTTATCAAAATTAGAAAAAAAGAGAGAGCAAGAAGAAAAAAATTATAATGATGTTTGAACATGTAATCAGAAATCCCTTTGACATGAAACCAGTTTTCAATCCATGTGAAAACCCAAAGTTCAATGCAAATGAAACCGACCTAGAAATACAAAATCAAAAACTAATTGAGTTAAATAATCTAGGTGATAACATTTGGTTTGAAACAGAAGTTGCACAAAAAGAAAAACTAGTTGAAAAAACAGCTGCAAGTTTAGGATTATTTAATCAACATGATAATTATCAATTGTTTACTGAATGTGATGATGTAAAACAATTAGGTATGGTAATCGAAGATGATGTAGTTATCATGCACAAAGGAAAACTAGAGGCATGTTTTGTGGCATTTCCCTCATCATGGAACGCTGGTGAAAAAGTAGGAAAAAGTTTAGCAGAATTACACGAACCGATTGCAGACAATGAGGCACTTCTTCGTGCATCTGATGGCATCATGAGAGCCATGACAAGTGGACAATCATTTCATAGATACACTTGGGGTATATCATCATTAAATGGATATAGTAATCATCCATTATATGAGAAACCAGATTTTGATTCTCTGGATGATTTGACATTCAGAGTAGAACATGAGAGGACTGCCACAGTCATAAAAGACACCACAGCAGTCTTTCTAATACATGTTGATACATACCCATTAAAAGAGGTATTAAAGACTGATTTTAGACTAATTAAAGAAAGTGTTGACAGTATGAGTGAGAATGTGTTACAATACAAGAATCTAGTAAAAGTAAAGGAGTTGATGAATGAATATCTTCTATCTACATGAAGACCCAATACAAAACATCAAATGGCATGTTGATAAACATGTTGTAAAGATGGCAACAGAATATGCACAATTACTATCTACGGCACATAGATACCTAGATGGTGAATTGTATGAAGATAGAACAAAAAATAATCACAGAATCAAAAGGTGGAAACTACCTGATGAAAGGGAAAGTATACTTTACAAAGCAAGTCATGTGAATCATCCTTGTAATGTGTGGGTGCGTGAAAGTAAATCAAATTATCGTTTGATGTACCAGATTTACATGGCTTGTCTTGCAGAGTATACACATAGATATGGAAAAATACATGGTGCATCGAAACCATCTATTAGTCTACTTAGGACACCAAACAATATTAAAGACATTGGATTAACAGAGTTACCTCAAGCAATGCCTGATTATTGTAAGGTGACAGGAAATCCTATTCAGGCATATAAAAATTATTATATAAATGAAAAGAAAGGATTTGCTAATTGGAAAAATAGAACGAGGCCAGAATGGTATGGAAATATTTAATAGTAAAGACTTAGCAGAAGATGTTGAGTATCTGAAAATGACAGTTAAAAATTTAGAAAAAACTGTAGAAGAACAAAATAAAAGAATTAATTCTATGGAAAAAAATTGTGATGAATTTTATAAAAACATAGAAGAATTAGAATCATTGATTGAAGATTTAGAACCTGATATATCAGAAGTGGAGTATCCAAAAGAATAATATGCCAACATATACATTTGAAATAATAGAAACAGGTGAACAGTATGATGAGATTATGAAAATCTCTGAAAAAGATGATTATCTAAAAAATAATCCACAAGTCAAACCAGTATTTACAGCACCTAATTTTGTAGGTGACCATATTATTAAAAAAATGGATGGTGGAATGAAAGAAACATTACAAAAGATTGCAGACAAGAATCCTAATACGCCATTGGCAGATAGGTTTTCTAGAAGGTCTGCAAAAGATATACAAAAAGAAAAGGTTGTAAAAAAATACAATTTAAAGGATACCTTACTTTAGTAAATGAATAAATACTTTTGTGATATAACCAATTTAACTATAGATTATACACAGGGGGTTGACTAACATGAAGTGGTCAATCCCTACTTTATTATGCTGATATTGAATAAACAAGACTCTATACACGCTGCTACAAAGTTAATTAAATACTTTAAGGACTTTGGGCGTATTGATGATTATTTTCGTGCAAGAAAGATTGAACGAGTTAAAAATATTCCTGTTCCTATTCCAGGCATGAGTATTGAAGATGATATGTTTCAATCATATGATATGCATCCAGAAGATATGAACTTTGAAATTATACTACCATCAAATGAAACATTTGATACTATGCTTGAAATGGTTGCATCATTTTCACCAGACAATGCTCCTGGCAAAATGATGAAAATAATTGTCAAAGAAACAAACACAAATAAAGTTGTTGGATTTATTAAATTAGGTTCACCAATAATAAATTCTAGACCTCGTAATGATTACTTGGGTGGTACACCAGATTTAAATATATTTAACAAGCGTGCCATCATGGGTTTTAATATTGTTCCTGTTCAACCATTTGGATATAATTATCTTGGTGGTAAGTTGATGGCATCTATTTGTACTTCACACGCAGTTCGTAGAATGTTAAATGAAAAATACAAAACAGAGTTTTGTTTATTTGAAACAACTAGTTTGTATGGTAATATTAAAGGTATGTCTATGTATGATGGTATGAAACCATATTTGAGATATAAAGGTGATACACTATCTAAGTTTTTACTAACACTTGGTGAGGATATATATTTTGAAATGAGAGATTGGTTTACAGAAAAAAATGGTGGTGAAGATTTAATTCCTGCCAGAACAGCAGATGGAAAACCTACTGCAAGTAGAAAATTAAAAATTCAAAGTAAAATGGTGGGTATTATTAAAGCAAGTCTAAAAGAACATGATACTAAAGCATATAAAATGTTTACTGAACAAATGAATAAAGCAAGTGATGTTACTACACAAAAAAGATTTTATATGAGTGAGTATGGATATGCAAATGTAAAAGATGTATTGTTAGGAAAGACAGATGTTCTAACAAAAGCAGAAAACTTTGATAGGTTTGAATTAGAGAATATTACTGAGTGGTGGAAAAAGAAAGCTGGTAAACGATATGAAAAAATGGTTGCAGAAAACAAAGTTCGCACAGAACTAGAAGTTTGGAATCAAAGTACAATGGATAAAATTGATATTATTAGGTAATTAATTTAAATTAATTTACTATTATTAATAAAATCAAACACTTAAAAAGTTGACAAAACATGTTTGGATATGCAATAATATCCACTAGTTGTAAAGTAAACAGCTGTATATATGGTGGGTACACAAACCCAACTGAAAACAGTTAATATTAATCTAAACTAATGGAGGCT